GAATTATCCCAATTCAAAGCATCGGGTGTTTACACATTAGAATTTGATGCTTCGGAAAATATTATCATTAATCCTCAGACGATTAGATTAGTAATAGGTTACTCTAATATTGGACCTTTCAATACTCCAGTATATTGTCCCGATATTACAACTTTCCAGTCAGTATTTGGGAGTACTGATAAAGCTTTAGAGAAAAAAGGATCATTCTTTCATAGATCTGTTTTAACATGTTTAGGGAGTGGACCTGTATTTGCTTTAAATCTAAGATCACTTAACAATACCGTAGATACTAACGGAGATCCTGATTACGCTGCTGGTGCTGACGTTGCTAGATATCGTGCTTTCTCTATGGATTCAGAAGAGCAAAATGGTGCTAATGCAACAGGAGCATATTCAGATCCTTTGACAAATCAGGATAAATTAGTTTCTTCTTATTACAACAAAGAGAAATTCTGGTTCCCAGACACTAATTATTTCTTAGCAACTGAAGATTCTGCTGGTGCACAACCAGATACAAGAAAATTATTCAGCCTTGTTAACTTAGGTCAAAATCCAGTAAGTATTATAGTAAGAAAATCTTTAGATTCTAGATTTCCTTTAAGAGGATTTGATATTACAGCTAGAGAATATTTTGGAGCTGATAATGTACCTTCTTATATGAATCAATACGATTATCTTTCAGATTGGTTTATTGATGTAATCGTAATTAGTGGAAATTGGACCGATTATCAAGCTTTAGCTAATGACCCAGTTTATAACACATATTTCACTTCTAAAGGATTTATTAAATCACAAATAGATAATTTCTTATCACAAAATGGAGTTAATACTTTATTAACTGTTACTGGTACTATTATTCCTAACTTTACAGACCAAAACGGTACTCTTAGATACATTCAGACATTAATTAACAACCAAACACCAACTACTGGTATATTCTGTGCAGTTAATGAAGAAGCTTTAGATGATTTATTAGTAAACTCTTCAGTTTTTGATCTAGTTGGTCATCACTTAGTTGATGAAACTACTCCTGATGCTGATATCACTTCAGTTCCTAGGAATTTAAATTTCTTATCTTATAGCCAAAATCTATTTGCAGATTACACTTACGATAGAAATGTAGACGGTTCTACTACAGGTACAGAGATTTCTGATTCTGGAGTTTCTCCTTCTACTGGCTTTGATATATTACCAGAAACTGGTACATTATTAATAGATACTAACTACAATGTTATAGGAGACGCTGGAATACCTTTCACTGAATTTGATACATATTCTACTACTGCTAGAGATGGGGGATCTATTTATTTAGATACTAAATTTCAAAACCCAACTCTACACGATACACAAATTACAACTTTAACACAATTCTTAGATACTACGCCAGATTCACCTGCTGAAAGATGGGTATTAGGTAAAGTTACATCTACCTTACCAACAGCTGGTTATTTAGGATTCTACGTTGGTGACTTAGTTAAGATTAAGGTAACTGAAGCTAAATTTATTACTAATAACACTTTACCAACAGGTCTAAAACAACAGGTAAGAATCAGAATGAATCACCCTTTAGTTGGTTCTACTGCTTCTACAACATATGTTGAACCTTGGTACGAAACAAATAAAAGTACAGTGGATGCTTACCAGATTGGTACTCCAGATTACTTTGATAATGATGATGTTTTCTTCTCACCAGATATCCCAGTAGGTACAGATAGCTATTTAGCTTATGAAAACTCTCTTATGTACAGAGACTGGACTAAGGGAAATATTGGAGATGGTGATCAAGACTGGAAAGATGATACTGGATCTCTTAAACAATACTTAAAATTTGAAGTAAATGTAGATAGAGACGGTTATAAAATCCTAGTCTGTAGAGCGTTTTCAGAGGATACCCTCACAACTCCTGAAGCAATTGAAGGATTTGGCGATACTTTTATTAGTTCTTTACCTACTGGTACTAATGCAGTTGGAACATACCAATTTAATATCGTTTCAACAACAGGTAACATTAGTGATTATATTGATATTGTTACTCAATTACAGCCTAACGTTATTGAATTAACTACAGCAATTGCTAATTCTTCAGGAATTAAAGTGGGAGATCTATTAGTTTCTACTGACACTCAAATTTACGATAATCCATTAACTGAGAATCTTCAGTCAAGATTAACTAGAGTACTTGAGGTTAAAACAGTATCTTCTGCTTCTTCCCCTGGTATTTACACAGTACAAGTTAAAACTGAAAGACCTATTAAATTGTATCCAGGTACAACAACAAGAGTTTTGAGCTTTAAAAATATACAAGAATTTGTTACATCTTTCAATTTCACTTATCTACCAGGAGCTCAGATTAAAGCTGCTTCTGTACCAAACGGAACAGATACAAGAATGAATGAGATCTTGGACGTACTTTCTAATACAAACTTAGCAAGAACATTAGCTGATACTGACGTAATCACATTCAGATACATCGTAGATACATTCGACGGAGGTATTCAACCAAACTGTAAATTCCAACTTACTAGACTTGCTAAAAACAGACAAAAATGTTTAGCAATTTGTAATGTGCCTTCAATGAAGAAATTCTCTGATTCTATTGATCCTAGATTTACTTCAGCACCTACAGCAACAGATCCAGCTCCAATTTTACAAGCTAGATATATTGCAGACGGAGGTAACTTAAGTTTGAATCCTTCATTCACGTTCTCTTTACCTGATGAAGACTTAGGAGCAAAATTCTCAGGATTCTTCTCTCCTTTCTTAACAATCAGAGAGAATGGTAAGAACTTAAACGTTCCACCATCAGCATACGTTTCTAACAACTTCATTCGTAAATTTATTACAGGTGAACCTTATTCAATCGTAGCTGGTCTTAAAAGAGGTATTATCTCTGCTGGTAACTTAGTTGGTCTTGAGTATGATTTCGATATTGAAGATAGAGAATACTTAGAGCCATTCGGTATCAATCCAATCATCAGAAAAAGAGGTGTTGGTATTGTTATCTACGGTAACCAAACAAGCTACCAAAGAACTAACTCAGCATTTAATAACTTACACGTTAGAGACTTATTAATCACTATTGAATCTGCAATAGAGCAAATACTTTCTAACTATGTGTTTGATTTTAACGAAGACAATGTAAGACTTGAAATTAAAACATTAGTAGACAATTATTTAACTGGAGTAAGATCTGTTGGAGGTATTTATAACTACTTATCTATTATGGACTCTTCTAATAATACACCTGCAATCATTGATCAAAATATTGGTATTATTGACGTAATTATTGAACCTGCAAGAGGTATTCATAAGTTTATTAATAGAATGACAGTTACTAGAACAGGTGGTATTGCTTCTGGAGGATTTTTGCAATTTAGTTAATAGATTTGTAAATAAATCAGGGAGAAAAATATATAAAATAAAAACATGGCAGGATTACCACATTATTCAAGTTCGAAAGCTTCGGTTAATAAATTCGAACCCGTTTTCCTTAATCAGTTTGAGGTGACTATTTCACCTCCTGCTGGTGTTATATCAGTTCAAGGAAATCCTGGTAGCGGAAATATTCTTTTAGAGCAGGTGACCAATATTTCAGGTTTACAAGTGGATCAAAATGCTGGTGAGATCACTCAACAGTACAAATTTGCTAAAAGATACTATGCTGGAGCAGCTCCACAAAGAACTGGTTTAGATGTTTCAATATCATTCGAAGTTAACCTTGATGATGACAATTCAATGTATGTTTTTAAAATACTTCGTCAATGGTCTGATTTAATTTATAATCCTATTACAGGAGCAATGGGTCTTAAGAAAGATTACACAGGAAATATTTTAATTAATGTTTTTAATAAACAAGGGGATATTTTCAGAAAGATTAATCTTAAAGATTGTTTCCTTATGTCACCTATAACAGATATGGGATTAAACTATACTCAAGCATCTATTTATAAAATTGATGTACAATGGGCAGTAGATTATTTCGAAGACGTATTTATATAAATATAAAAGAAAATGGCAGGATTACCACATTTTAGCTCAGCAAAAGCAGCAGTTCAATTATACGAACCAGTATATCTTAATCAATTCGAGGTTATTATTCAACCTCCTGTTGGTGTAACTCTTCCTCAAGGAAACGGCGGAAGGTCTTTATTGGTAGAAAATGTACTTTCTGTTTCTGGCTTATCAGTTGATAAAAACCCAGGTGTAATGGAACAAAGGTATAAATTCTCAAGAAGAAGATATGCAGGTGGTGCAGTTGATGATACTGGTGTAAAATTCAGAATTGAATTTGAAACCAATTTGGATGATAACAACAGCAACTACGTATTTAAAACTATGCGTCAGTGGTCAGATTTAATCTATAATCCTTTAACAGGTGCTACTGGTATTAAATCTACATATGCTGGTGGAACTTATGTACTTGTATCAATATTCAATAAAGAAGGCGATGTATTTAGAAGAATTAAATTAGTAAATTGCTTTCCTACAGATCAAATAAAAGCAATGGATTTAGATTATACTAACGGAACAACTCCGTACAAAATAGCACTTTCATTTAGAGCGGATTATTTCGAAGACGTTTTTAACTAAAAAAAATCAAGGGAATATATAAATGGAGACTCAACAAAGTCTCCATTTTTGTTTGATCTTATTTCTTACAAGAATGTCGATATTAAAATAATATGGACGACGATTGTGACTCAGAAACAGAAAAGAAGACTTGCCTCAATCTGCTTAATCCTAGCAACATTTTTCAATCCTTTCGGATTCGATATCCTTTTTGCAGCTTTAATGAAATGGACACATTCCTATTGGCATACTGTCGCAATTTTTTATTTCCTTTCGGGATTGTTCTTTGGTCTTTACTTTTTTTTATCGTCTAATAGGAAACTAAAAGAAAAAAAAGAGTAAAAGAAATATAAGAAAAAAAATATGATTGACAATTTTGACGATGAGCTTCTAAATGAACTCAACCAAAAAGAAGCTAAATCTAAGTTCGAGTATGATGCTCAACAAAGGATTGAAGAACAAGATCCAGATGTAGAAAATGTAACAATTCCCGATTGGATACCAACAGAAGATAATATAACACCGAGAAATTTAGGAAAAGTTAACGTCAATAGAACTCCACTTGGAATGGAGGCGGAATGGAAAAATATACCAGCAGACACTTTACCCTCTAAAGGATTTGGCTATCCTGATGGATTTGAAATTGCAATAAAATCAGCTAAGGTTACTGAAATTAGGCAATTCTCCACAGTAGACGATAGCGATAGATTAGATCTAGATGACAAATTAAATACTATCATTGAAAAATGTATGAAAATACGTTGGAATGGTGGTATTCTTGAATCATACGATTTATGGTACGAAGATAGATTCTTTATTATTATGTCAATAAGAGATATGACTTTCTTAAAAGGAGAGAATAGAATCTTATTACCTATTACAAAAAACTGTACTAAAGAAGAATGTAACATTCCTGATATGATAGAATTAAAATCTAATCTATTAGATAGTTTTGTTGTTGATCAGGAGATATTAAAAAGATACAATAAAGATTCATATTCATTCAAATTTATACCTAAAGACGGAAGTGCAGAAATGGATTTGTATATTCCCACCATTGGTGTTACCACAGTATGTAGAAGAATTATAGCAGATAAAAGAAAGAAGGGTAAAAAATTCGACGATAGCTTTGCAAAGGTTGCAACTTTTATAATTCCAGACTGGAGAGGTCTAGATGAAAGATTATATGATCAATATGAAAGAGCGTCGTTAGAATGGACTCCATTACAATTCTCAATAGCAGATCAAATCAGTGAAAAAATTAATTTTGCAACAAAATCAAGAATTTATACAAAATGTGAAAGCTGTGATGGGGAGGTCACAGCAGAAATTTCCTTTCCCGGAGGATACAGATCCCTTTTCATTATTTCAAATATCCTTGAGCAACTATTTTGATATTAAATTTAGACTTTGGGAAGAATTTAAACTCTCAATAGATAATTTAGAATCTCTTCCATTTTATGAATATCAACTATATGTAGATAAGCTTAATGAAAAAATAGAACGAGAGAATAAGAAATCCGAACAGGGAGATTTAGTAGAAGCATTTTCATTTTCAAAGCCAAAAAGTTAACTTTTTGGCTTTTTAGGTATATAAATAAAAATACATTTTGGCAGGAGAAACAGGAACACAAGGATCAGAATTTCCAATTTTTAAATCTGGAGAAGGTGCTTTCGATAGAGCTAAATATAAGCAAGAAGAAAGTGCAATGATAACCCCTACGGGGCAATTAACGGGAAAGGAAATAGACGAAGATTTAAAAAAGAAGAAGAAATCTGCAGATGAGGTTATAAAAGAAGCTAAAGCATTCTATAATGAATCGTTTGAAAAAAATCTAAAAGCTTTAGATCCTGCTTATGATCCTAAACTTATTTATTATTCAGAAGCTTACGATGAAAGCGGAACTGATAGAATGGATATTGGTGAAAAAATAGACAATGGAGAGGCATTAGACGGTAAGGAAATTTTTGAAATGTCCAAAGGATCTGCTCAAAATAAGATAGGAAATGCACAAAAGCTTAAAACTGGTAGTGTAACTCAGATAGTAGAAAATTTAGGGCTTAGAAATATAAAAGAGTACGAAAAGTACGATACAATCAAAGGAGAATTTGATAGTAAAGTAAAAGATGATAAACTTAAATTTGATCCATTATTGGATAAATTTTTAGATATTCTATCATATTTTAATGGGGATGGTGGCCCAATGACTGTACAAAAATCTGCAATTCTTTTTACACCAGAGAATAACGCTATAATATCTGCATTTGCTAAAATACTAGAAGCTGAAGGGTTTGCTAGTGAAAGCGTTGTAAACATGTCCAAAAGATATGATGATAATTTAGCTAAGCTTATAGATAAATCTAAAGGCGGATCCATAGAGTCAATGAAAATGACTAAAGAGGGAGATGTTGTACCAGCTACAGGACCTACAGGAGCATCTACAGAAACTAAGTTAGTAGAAAAAACAAGTACTACAGAAGGCACAGGAGGAACTACAGGACCAGCAGTTTCATCAACAGAAACTAAATTAGAAGAAGCAAAAAACACTACAGGAACTACTGGTGGAACTACTGGACCAGCAGTTTCATCAGCAGAAACTAAATTAGAAGAGACAAAAAACATTACGGGAGGTACAGGTACAGTAAACTCTGAACCAGCAAAAATAGATACTGTAAATAATAATAAAGAAAGTAAAGTTAATAATTTGCTTAAGGATTTATTTGGTATAGATTCAGGAGCTTCCAGTGGAACTGGAGGAACTGGAGGAACTGGAGGAACTGGAGATAGTAAAGCTAAGACTGAAACAGAAAAACTTACAGAAAAAAAAGCAGAAGATATTACAGGCGCTCCTAAAGGAGTAACGGGATCTACTGTGGGAACTGAAAAAAAAGAACCGGAGAAAAAAAATGAGGAGACTAAGTTAGAAAATAAAATAGATAATAAAAATGATAAAGTAAATGAAACTTTACCTGTTTCTACGGGTAAGATAGAAACAACAACACAAAATTTATCTAGTGTAAGCACAATGGTAGAAAAGCCCAAAGAGCCAGAACCTAATACTGCTACCACTACTAATACCACTACTAGTAATACTAGTTCTGATAACGGAAGCTCTGGAAGTACCACTACAGAAGTTCCTAAGAGCGAAACTACTAATAACGAAAAAAAAGTTGAAGGAAATAAAACAGAAGGAGAAGGAAATAAAGAAATGTTAGATACTATGAAAAATATGGTATCATTACTGACACAGCTTAATAGCACTATGCAAGGACCCTTAATTGTTACTCCAACTAATAAAAAGTTTCAATAGGGGATTTACTTTATAAAAAGTATTTTCTATATTTGTAAAATAAAACCTAAAATAAAAAAGTATGAGTAAAAACTATGAGATTTCGAAAGAGCTTAAACAGGCATCGGCTCAATTCCTTAAGGAATATTCGAACTATGAAAAATGTCTGCAGAATTTAGAAAATGAAGAAAAAATTGGATTTACGGAAGATGAAGTTAATGAGATATTAAATCTCCTTGGTGCTTTTAGACTAAGAGACGTGTTTTCTATTGTAGAACGCTATAAAATCGAAGTCGTACCTTTAAAAGCACAAGCTGATGATCAATCAGAGCCTACCGCTGCAGAAGCAGAATAAGATCGATTTATTGTACTTAAGAATGGCCAAAGTTTGGTCGGAAAATTCTCACTGTAAAAGAAGTCAGGTAGGATGTCTAATAGTCAATAATCGTACAATTATATCTGATGGGTATAATGGAACTCCTTCAGGATTTCCTAATCAATGCGAGGATTGCGATAACAACACCATATCAACGGTTTTACATGCAGAAGCTAATGCTATAACGAAAATAGCTAAAAGTACAAATACGGCGGAAGGCGCTACATTATATGTAACCCTATCTCCTTGCTTCGATTGTGCTAAACTTATAATTCAGGCAGGAATTAAAAGAATAGTTTACTCGGAAGTTTATAGAAAGACAGATTCTTTTAAACTTTTTGAACAAGCAGGAATAGAAATAAAAAGATTAGAAATTTAAAAAAATTGGAACTAAAATGGCAGTAAAAAACATTCAAGAATTGGCAGAGAGCTTTATGAGAAGCTCATCAGAAAAAGATTTTGTAGAACTATACAAAAGAATAAAACCTGGATTATTAAATCATTGTAAATCTATTTTAATAGAACAGGAAGCTGCAGAAGATGCTGTTTCTAACACAATGGCTAAGATCTGGACTAAGATCACTCAGTATGATTCAACTAGAGGTAATTTTTCTACATGGGTCTACAATATAGCTAGGAACGAATCTTTAGTTATTAAAAAATGTGAAGATAGGTATATGCCTATTATAAACGAGATGGTTAGAAATTCCGATGATTCTGACGATCATGTATTCAGATCAAGTTCAAATGTAGTTCAAGGTGACACCACTTGCGACTATATAACTACTGATAATGATGAGATGGAGGATCTTTATGATAATGTTATAGAGAAAATGAGTGACCTACCGGAAATTTATAAAGACATTCTTTATGATAGAGAAATTCTAAGAATGAAATATCAAGAGATAGCAGATAAACATGGAATGAAAAAAAGAGCTATAGCTACAAGAATTAGAAGAGCAAGATTAAAAGTCAGAGAAATGTTTCCTGGAGTTAATTTAACTTTTAATAATTAATGTAACTTTTCTTATAGTATAATCTAAAATTAAGAAAAAAGTTATGAAATATCCATTTAAAAGAGTTATAATAGACATAGGTAATTATTTCTTTGTGAGAAGAACTATAAAGAATAATATGAGTTCTATAGAGTGGAATAAATTTAAGCTTAGAGTAGATTGGATTGGAAGAATTTATACTGTTGTAAATCTTCCGCCAGAAGTAATATATTCTCCAGATACACCAGAAGAAATAAGACCTGCATATGTTATTGAAGAGTCTAAGCCATTAAATGAGTATCTTACTGGATTAGGATTGTCTGAAGTTATTTTACCCGAAATAACACCAATACCAAAATCAATTTCTTATCTTATTACATACACTCCAGCTTTTCAAAGATTATCATTGAGATGGATTTTTTATAGAATTGGTTTAATCTTAGTAATTAGTTATCTTCAATACAAGTTCGGATTCTTATCATGGATAGGTGGTCTAATAAAATCGTTATTTGATGCCATCTTCTAATATAGAAATTACAAGAAAAGCTTACCCATGGGGTAGAGCATATATCGTTGAGGGAGCTTCTGAAGCTCCTTTAATTTTGCCATCTGTTACTACTGTGCTTAAATTATTAAAAAACGAAAAATACGAAATGCTCAGAAAGCAATTCGGAGATAAGAGATGGGATAAGATATTACACGATGCTGCAGAACGAGGAAATGTAATGCACAGAATGCTAGAACTTTTTCTTCTTGAATGGGCAAAAGAAAAAAACGTAGACAGATCGTTAAAGAAAGCACAAATATTTGCAATAGAAGAATCAAGAAGAGATGAGGGTAAATTTTCTAAATACGTAGATAAAGGAAGAGATCTTTTTTGGAATTTTTATCACGAAAAGTTTTGGGAAAATATCTTAGAAGTTGTAGATAACGAAGCTTTCTTATACACAACATTTAAAGGAGGATGGGCTGGTGCGTGCGACTTTGTTTACAGAGATCTGGAATACAATTTAATAGTAGAAGATTTTAAATCATCAACTTCTTTAAAAGACGAAGAAGATATATTAAGTTATAAATTACAAATAGCAGCTTACATGTTTATGTGTGCTGAAAAATATAATGAAGTTCCTAAAGTTGGTAAGATACGTATAGCAAATGAGCAGACATCTGATATACAAACATTTGAAGTACATGATTATGAATTAAAAGATTACCTTTCCCAGTTCATAGATTTATGTGAAAAATTCAGAGAAATTAACAATATTTAAGAAACTTTCTATTACAAATAACCTATAAAATATAAAAATACAAAATGGCAAAAATAGCGAAAACACCGAAAATGGAAGTGATTAAAGAAGAAGCAAACGAAGCTGCTCTCGAAAAATATCTTTCTAATGTTGATCACGATAAAGTTAATTCTATCAAAAAAGATCTAGAGGATTACAAAAAGAGTCTAGCAGGAAAAGAATATGCTGTGTCTATGACACCAGAGATTTTAGATGTATTTCTAGACTACATGAAAAATGGAGTTCAGTGGAGATCTAAAGAAGCTCTTGGAGTTAAAGAGATTTTAAAAAGTATAGAGAGAACAAAAAAAGAAGGTATTAAAGATGGCGTTGCTTATTTTAATAACCTAGAGGTGGAAGCTTCACATTATTTTATTTTAAAAATGGAAGGGACTGGAGAAAGCCGAATTGATAATTTCGTAGCTCTTTGGAAAACTTTTGAAGAGACATTAGTACTAATTCAACAAGATAACTTGGTTGTTAAAGATCTTGAGCAACAATTAGCTGCTGCAGAGCAAGGATTGGAGCTAGCATAATAAACCTTATACCCTAATATAACAAAAGACTAGAAATATTTCTAGTCTTTTTTTTGTGGATATATATGTCATGAAGAAAAAATTGTTACCGTGGATAATAACACTTTCAGCACTGTCAGTTTCTGGATCTGCTGCTTTTTATTCTGTATCGGGTTTAGGAAAAATGTTTGCGGGTGCATCCACACAAGTTATGGTTCTAGCGGGAAGCTTAGAACTTGCAAAATTAGTAACTGCATCATTACTTTATCAATACTGGAAACAACTTAATGGATTCCTTAAAACTTATCTCTCTGTAGCCACCTTAATATTGATTTTAATCACGTCTGCTGGAATTTACGGCTTCCTTTCATCTGCTTATCAAGAAACTGCATTTAAAGTCCAGAATCAGGATAAAAACATTGAAATATTAGATAAGGATATCGCGGTCGTTCAAACAGAGATTAAGAATTACGAATCACAGATTTCACAGAAGAATAGCAGATTAACGCAGCTTACTACAATAAGAACAGGTCTACAAACAACACAAGATGTCCTTATAGAAAAATCAAAATCTACAACAGCTATTAGAAAACAAATTAATGATGTTGATTCTGAAATAAAAAGAATGGATTCAGAAATATCTGTAATGAATGATTCAATATCATCAAAAAATAATAAAATAGGAGGTATTGAAAGGAATAAATTAGGAGTTTCATCAAACTCAGATCTAGCAAAAGAAGTAGGTCCTTTAAAATATATTGCAGAGCTCACTGGTAAAACGTTAGATCAAGTTGTGAATTGGTATATCATTGTACTAATGTTAGTTTTTGATCCTTTAGCAATTGCTTTAGTTATTGCAGCAAACTTTGCTTTTGAGATAACCAAAGATAAAGAAAACAAAATAGAAATAAAAAAAAACAAAGAAATGAAAGAGAATAAATTGAAAAAGTTTTGGAGTAATCTATTTAAGAAAAAAATCCAAAAAAACCAAGAAGCAATAGTAAAAGAAACAAAAGAGAATAAATTAAAAAAGTTCTGGGATAATTTATTCAAGAAAAAAGTACAAAAACTGCAAGAAGAAAATAGCGGAATACATCACAAAAAAGAATATGTTATAGATTACAGTGAGACAAAAAATGATTCGGAAGGTATTATATTTATACCTCAAGAAACTGTAATTGAAGAGCCTAAAATTATTATAGAACCAGTATCTATTATTCCAATAGAAGAAAATGTGAAAGATATAGAGAATAAAATAGATGATACGGATAAATACAAAGATATTAATCTTTCTTTTGAAGAACAAAAAAAAATTAGAGAGAGATTTAGAAATAATCCAGAGTCGGACCTTTTAAATTAAGATGATAAAACCTGTTTATACAACAAATCCTGTTCATATTAAATATCTAGATTGTAATCCCGCAGTCTATAGGAGGATTAGTTTTCAATCGTGTAATTTAGATATTAAAGAAGGTGCAAACGTTCTATCTACTATATCTTTATGTGATTTTAAACTTGAATCATTAGGGAGTTCTGAATTAGGTGGTTGCGGTGGTTCATTAAAAAAGAACATAACTTTAAATGCTTTAAGTACCTATATACTAACAGCAAGTGAAATTGGACAAGCACAAGGAGAGGTTCAAATGATAGTGGTAAAAGCTACGTACCAAAAAAATCATCGAGAAGAGGATAGACTTGTATACTGGGAATATAAAGGAAACACCTACCCAATGCATAATTTAATGATATTAACAGGCAGAACACAAGCAGAAATACCATGGCAAGGGTGGGATTTAGGATATTATTCAAACACTCCACCAAGTCCGGTATTTAGCCCACACACATATCCACCAATAGCATCGCCCGATTTATCGTTCGGAGGAATTATGTTCAGTAATCCTAGCAACACATATAATACTGAACTAGAAATATTTGTTTTTAATTAATGGCTACACCACCTATAGTATGTGATACAATACAGTTTGAAGGAGCAATATTTCAAAGATGTAACTTGAGTGTAATAAAAGGCACTACGGTTCTTAGAGAAATAAGTCTTTGTGATACTAATATAATTTTGAATAATTACACATCTTTTAATGGGTGCATATACAGTAATTCAAGTCTTATTCTTAATTCTGAAGGATTAGGAGAGGTATCTTTTATAATGATAAAAGCAAGTTACCCATCAACACTTCCAGTATATAATAGATTTATTAATATAATTTATAATGGATCATATTTACCAATGTCAGATATAACATTATTAACGGGGAATCCGTCAGATCTTTCCCCATATTTTTTAGGAAGAGGTTGGGATTTAGATCCAAACGGAAGTGATATTGAATCCCCTTACTTTGATGAAGGAGGTATGTTATTATATAATCCACATTCAGTTAGAGTAAATGTTGAGGTTATTATTGGGGGAAATTAAATAAACGAGATTGAAACTTATTATTATAAAGATCATTAAATAATAACAAAGAGGAATCTAGAAAAGAATAGATATATACTAAAAAAGCGAATTAAAAATGGAAAAAAATATTAATCCAGAGATCAACAGATTAAACATGGAAACATCTAAGCAAGCAGCTGATTCTTTAAGAGAATGGGCAGGATTAGGTGGTTCTCAAGCTCCTGTTGCTTCTTCATTTCTTAATGGCTCAACTGCTCAGCACTTAAACGAATCTGCATTTCCAGATATGTCAACTAAAGCTTCTAAAAGAACTTCTTTCAGCTTTGGTGTTTTAAATACTGTTTCAGCATTAAGAAACTCAAGCTTAAATGAATTACCAGCAGGTAAAATTCTTTTAGAAAAATACAATTACTTACTAATAGAAAAAGGTATTTCTGAATCCTTTATTATTGAAGAATTGTTAAACGATCTTAGCTCTTTTTCTTGGGAAAATTCAGTTAAACCAGTTTTAGAAAACTTAACAAATACTTTTGAAAGTAACAGAAGAGAAGTTGAGGTTTTAAAAACTTACGAGACTATTAAGAATAATTCAGGAAAAGAACTTTTTTCAGATGCTACAGACCAAATGAAAAATTGGTTATCCTCAGAAAAAAGAAGCTCAGATACTTTAGTTCACGGATTAAAAAGATTTGGATTTAACCCGATGGTTAGAAATTTAGTTAGTTTCCTTTCAATTTACGAAAATCAAGGCACTAGCAAATTTAATGTTGGATTTGACAATAATATTTGCGAGATCAGTAATATCTATTCTCCAGTATATGTTAACGAAAATGAAGTGGTATTTTACTCTTCTGGTAAATTCTTAAAACTTCAAGAATCTGAAGGAACTATTTTTGAATGCGAAATGGAAGAAGTTCCTGCTGAGCTACAAGACAAAGCTTCAATCTTAGCTGATAGAGACGTTAGAGTTGAGAATAACAGAATATTATTAACACTTGGAAATAATAAAATCGAGATCTCTTTTGCAAATGAATCAAAAACTATCTTCTTTGATGGTAAAGAAATTAAGGAAGAAGATTTACCGCTTGCAGTAAGTGTTTCAACTAATAACTTATTGGAAAATTCAAACTACAAGATCAATAAAGCAATTTTTATTGCTAAAGTTGCTGATGAGATTATTGATTTGGATTTTGGTAAAAAAATTAAATCTAAAGTTTATGAAGGTGTAGAAGCTAATATATTTAAAATTGGCGCAACTATCTACGTTCAAACAGTTAATCCAGCAATGAAATTAAATAAAATCTACGAAGCTAATGCTACTCAAGCTATTAATATCGTTAAAGACTTTATTAAATATGATATCTCTGAATCTTTAACAGAATTCTTAGATGGCGAAGTAGCTTTCTTAAGCGTTATGAAAAATGACAAAACAGAAATCGTTAAGAATATTGATATCTTAGAAAGCGAATTAAGAAAATTAGATGTTGTTAAGGAACAAAATCCTCTTATTGCTAATTCTGATGAACTAATATCTTTAGAAGAAGGTATCGAAAACGAAATCGAATCTTTAAAAGACAGATGGAATCAAATCAATGTAGAAATTGAAAGATTTGAAAATAAAGCTAAAGACGTTTCTTCAAATATGAATGAAGATCTTGGATATCCAATTGATACTGAGGTTAGAGTAAAAAGAAACGGCGTTAAAGGCAGAGTGATTGGAGTAGACGGAAGCTCTAAGACTTACACTATATTATTCCAAGAGGGTAAAACAGGAGAATATTTCTTCTCTGATCCT